CCTAACGAAATTGGGGGGTCGCCTTCGGGCGACTCCCCTTTTTTTAATTTTCAAATCGCAACCATATTGACCCCCAACGAATCAGATGTGTCCGTGAGCGATGCTCTGAGTGTTAGATTAACGGCGGCACAGGCAAGAGAGATTGCAATATATCCCGATAGGTGGGCGCAGTATTTTCGCACCATCAATGGGAAGCCATTCAGCCTCCATTTACGACCATACCTGATTGAGATTTACAGGCACTTCCAACCCAGCAAAAAATCGGGCAAAACCAAGATGATTATTCTCAAGTGTAGTAGGAAGGTTGAGAAAACTGAAACCATCTGTAATTTGCTCATGTATGGACTCCTGAACATACCATACTTCAACGCAGTCTATACTGCCCCAAGACAACCGCAGGTGAGTAGGTTTGTCGATGAGAGATTCAATGGTGCGCTGATGTCCAGCATCAATGGTGGATGCCTCTTGAAACCGAGAGTCAAGACCTCCGTGAGTCATCAGACATTCAATGTCGGCGCGAGGTCGCTGAACCATCTGTATGCTTACTCAAATTGGGGAGATGCACATGGTCTGTTAGGTATCGAAGCCGACATGGTATGTATTGACGAATATCAGGATTCGGGCGCAGATGTTCTGCCCATGCTTGTCGAGATGTTGGCACTATCAGAATACAAGTGGGTTCTCGTCAGTGGAACGGCGAGAGAACAGGGTTCTGACTTTTGGAAACTTTGGGAGAAATCCAGCAAGGGAGAATGGACTGGAAATGAGTGGGTTCATGGAGATTCTGATGATGACATAATTGGATATCACATCAGTCAGAAAATGCACCCTGAGATTACGGATGAAGATATCAAAATGAAGAAGGCAACTTACACCCCTCGCAGATATTCAAACGAAGTTCTTGGAGAGTTCTTTGCTGGTTCGACAAAACCTCTGACTTTCGATGAGGCATTGCGGGCTGTCGACACCGACAGGAAGATTCTGAGATTCGTGGAAGCACCGGAAGAAACTGTGATGGGTGTTGACTGGGGGAATCAAACCACAGTCGTCATCATGAAAAAAAATGGGGAGATTGTGAATTGCCTCAAGTTGGATTCAAGAGCCGACTTTGAAAACGATGAAGTTGAGGAAATCAAGAATCTGATTGAGAGATACAATTGTGTCCAAGTCGTCTGTGATATCGGGTATGGGGCAAGACAGGTCAAAGAACTCCAAAGGCAATATGGGGAGATGGTCAAATCTTGCTATTATTCCAGCCGACCATTGACTCCATTCCAATACAAGAAAAGAGATAACAATAGGAATCTGATTTACATGGCTGTTGTCGACAGAACATCCTACATTGAATCAACCATCGAGGCAATCAAAAATGAGGAAATATCCCTTCCATACAAAACGACAGATTTGGAATGGGTTTTGCATGAATGGACATCTTTGAACTCATCATCAGAACAGGATGAAATGAACATGAGGCCAATTCATTCTCAGAGCAAGACAAAGTTCGGCAGAGATGGTGATGACCACGCTTTCCATGCTTTGCTCTATGCGAGGTTGGCTATTGGATTCGATGAAGATAGTGGATTGCCCCAAATTAGGGTGTTTGGGGAGTAAATCTTACGGATATCAATAAAACGCTTTCTGAGCCGTTTTGTTGGTGCAGTGGTAGGTATTGACCTGAACGGCAAAAGGGTCGTTCTATGGGCTTCTAAATGGCCTTAACTCGGAAAATTGGGCTTCTGACACAGTTCGGTGGGGAATCTCAGGTAAGATTAGTCAGATTTGGTTGCGAAGTTCATATACTCTCATTTCAGGCTGACTGAAATTATCCTGTCGAAGTCGACACGAAGCAAATCGAAGTCGACACGAAGTTTTCTGTGAAAAAAAATCTCAATCGTGTTCGATTAGAATATCACAAGTTGCACTGTTCAGAGTTAGAACGCAAATCAATCCGGCTGGGAAGAACAGAGCATCAAAACCGTATGCGATTGAACCCGTAGCAAGAGTGAATGTATGAACGAGATTTGCGGCGACAACATCACCCACAACTTTGCCGTTGTAAAGTTTCAAAGTTGCCGCAGAATTAGTTGTGTTTCCAGCAATGGAAAGTAAGTTGGTTGGTGCTATTGAAACGAAGTTGTTTCCAGCAGACAAACTGAACGCACGATTGCCCATGATTCCGTTCAGGCTGATTTGGGGTTAAAGAGCAAATTGGTGTAATCCCATTCGATGCCGAGTGAGTGTTCGTCAAACACACATGGGCAGTGCGACCTGTCGTCATCCTCGCCGGAGATGAAGGCGGGAAGGCCACAGGCCACACATACACCATGAGTGTCGGTTATCTTCATCAGACCAAATCCCCTGATGTCGTTTGTAGTTTGAGTTCTGACCACTCGTCAAGAGCAGACCTTGCCAAGTCCTCATCATCGAAGGTCATGATGACTTCATTGGTGTCCAAATCGACTACTGCCCATTGTCCACCCTCAAGAAGCATAACCATCCTTGTGACTGCATTCTCCATCTCGACCTCGATAGCCTTTGCAGACTTCTTGCCGTGAGGTAGTTTGCCGTTCTTTGCACAGGTCGCCCCATAGCCGTGAGTCAATGACTCAGGTGTGGATAGAGGAAGCCCACAGAAGCAACAGAATCCTGTCTTGCGACCAAGCCTACGAACAGTTGCGATTGGGTCAATCTTGAGCGACTCCAAAACAATCTGAACATCAACTGGAAGGTTGAGTGTGGGGGTCATAGTTCCCATTCCTCTGAGGACTGTTCCTCTCTTGACTGCCTTGCCCTGTTGGAGATATCTCTTACTCTCCTGAGAGTATGCTCTCTCGGCCTCTGTGATAGTCAAGAAGTGGGTATCATCGAGGTGGGCTGTCACCGTTCCATTCACATCGACTGAGGTAGTCTTGAGAGTGGTCTTGGTTGGCCTGACTACGAGTTCCCTCTGATATGGATTGAATGTTTCAACTCCCTTCGTTCCCCATCGTGGAACTTGAGGAACAGGTGCAGGTTGTGTATCTGCCTCGACAACAAGGGTGATTGCTGGCCTCTTGAGAGGTCGGCCATTCTCACTTCCCTCAAACTGGTCGAACAGTTCCACGACTGCTTCCCAACCATCTTGCTTGTTTGCTTCGTCAGGTGTAGCGGCCTCGCCCTTCTCAGTGAGTTTCTCAACCCAATACAATTGCTTGCTGGATATTTTTCCATACCTATCCCACTTGCTGATTAGGTCATTTCCAAATGAGATATCCCGACCCTCAAGAGAATCGACTACGGTTCGCAATTTATCCACCTTTGGATGTGGTCGAGTCACTGGTGCTTGACCGAGTTTCTTGACCCAGTGCATTTGCCCACTGGATAATCTTCCTTTGGAATTGAATTGGTCAAGTAAGGAAGTAGCGAACTTCATATCCTTACTGGCTACCAGTCCAGCGTCTATCGCATCGTTCAGTGCTTGTATGTCGGGGTGTGCGTGTCTTGATACCGTTGTCATCGAGTGTCGTCAGGTGGGGCATTGGCTATCAATGCTTTCTTTTCTGACTAACTCGGATTGTGTATCGAGTGGGCTGGATTCCGAAGTTGCAGTCATGCCTTTTTGAGCATAGTTTGGAATCCTGTGATTAGCGAATTGGGATGCACTTTCTCACGCCACAGTTCTCGCACAATCCGAGATAGTATCATCGCTGGCAAGATGAACAAATCCATGTGATAGGTTCAACACCCACATCAGTCCAACATTCACACTTACTCATATCACTCACAATCCGCAAATGGGTTGCGCTTGCGCTCGGCCATCCTCGCCTCTCTCTCGATTCTTACATCTGCTCTGCGAGCATCGTCTGCTCTGCGCTTCTGCGCTCTATCCCACCTGACCTTGCCGACATCAACACAGGCATCGACAACAACCTGAATCACTGGGTCATTTGGATTATCAAAGTGGATTGCCCATTGGAATCCACGCTTGGTTAAATCGACATCATCAATTCGGATATCATCAGCCGATACAGTTGGTCTGATTATCGACCATGCATCTTCCTTAATCCAAATGGATGCACCACCACCTGCTGACCCATAGATGGCCGCGATTCTTTGGTATGAACCATCAAGGGAGATTGCAGTGTATTTGACTGCCCCAGCCCTCTTGTTATCACCCACACATCCATGCGACTCAAACGCATTCATGATGGCTGTCTTTGTCATTGCTTTAATTTCGGCTTTTGTGTATTCACTCATTGCTCTCAATCCTTCCCTGATATTCCCACCGTTATGAACGAATAGGTTTCTGAGTAATTTCCATTATTGAATAAATCGCAACATTTGGTGCAAGCAGAATCGGAATCCAATTTTCGCTTTCGATAAATCACAGAATTGCAATTTCGACATTTGTATTCCCGAAGTCGCCCAGCCTTGATTTCCTTAGCCTCGACAAACTTGACGAATCTCTTTCTGTGGTCATGATATTCGTCGTATCTATCCCACTCACTTTCGATGCGTCTGTATGTTGGTTGATGTCCTAATTCTGAACCCAACGAAAGATGCAACATCTCATGGTGCAACAACCCCTTGAGAAGCAATGGATGTGGATAATCAAATGCGTATCTGTGGATAGACAATGTTGGTGGGTCGAATGACACCGAAGCAAGTGTCCTAACTGTTCCTGTTTTCAGATATCGAATACGAAGCCACTTCGTTCCATGAGGCAACTCACCAAAGATATCGTTTCTTTCGATTCTGAGTTCACGATAAACTTCCCGAATTATCAACAAATCCTGAACGGAAACTGGATTGGTAAGTGTCGGACTCGACATCTTATTCACCATCCTCTGAGAGTTGCACGAAACTCTCGATTACAAAAACTTCGATGTTTTCACCAACCCTTCGATATGCAAAAGTCAGACTTGGGTTGGCAAACAGAATAATCTGCATCTGCCTTCCAAACTCAAGCGGATTCATTGACGCTGGGAATGTCCACTGGGGATATCTCACAACACGAAATGAAAATCCCACCTATATCAACTACGAAATGAATTGTATTATCCCTTCTGCGATGGCTGTTTTCAATTCAACCGTATCACAAATCCTACCTTCGTGTGTTGCACCAATTGGAATCATCGCATAAAACAGTGCATCTCCATACACTTCCATTTGTATGTCTGAATGATTATCGACACTTCCATCGACCATGAATATGTAGTCAGCCGTAATTCCATTATCGTTCTCAATTCTCTTGTCTGTGATAGTGCCGTTGAACCATTGACACTCACCATCCTCCCAAAATGGAACTAAGTGGGCTGGCAATGGGGGCATGAGAGATGCCGTAGTCATCATAATCACCGTCATGATGACACATATTTTACCGAGAGAAGAAACCGCAGAAACTCTCGCCATACAAGCAGATGAAAGTGTGTGGTTATTGTCTGAATGGGTTAGGTGGGATGAGAGGGATTATGAACGGGAAAACAACACACCCTGCAACCGACCCCCTCACCCCGTATCATAGAGATAATTCCGGCTACAAATTGAACTGGTTAGCCCACCTATATCAACGGTGTTGTAGGGTGAACCTACGAGTATTGAAATCTGTGTAGGCATCATAGTCAACTAACCACTTCGATACATCCTCATCTCGATTCTTGACAACCGTGTTTCTAACCGATACAGAATATCCCATCACCTCAAACATCTGAGTCAGTTGAGCAACCAACTGTGGAGTTCTCTCCAAAGTCAGTAAATGGGTTCGATTGACGATGTTATCCGATACGAACCACATTTCATTTTCAGGCATCTCAACGAGCAAGAAGCAATCAACCACAAAACTCCGAAATATGATGGGTTTTTCACATAATCGTTCCGAATCTGAATAAAACACCTCAAAGCGTGTTCTTGTGTCCAGTGGTAGGTATTGACCTCAAAATGGAAAGACGCGCTCTATGAGGCTCTATTTGCACAAATCTGACTATTTCCGTTCTCATACGACATTCGGGGATATCCGAGTGGAATTGAGTTCCCAATATCACTAATGAAACTGAGAGTATATGAACTTCGCAAAAATCCTGAAAGTCGCTTTTTGGGTGTCGAACTCGACATCGACTTTGATTGGGAGATTACAACTGGTGACAACAATGTTGCTATTGGAGAATAAGCGGGATGAAATCACAACTGGAAATGAAAACATCGCTATTGGGAATTAAGCAGTTCAGACTACGAGTGGTTCTAACAACTGGAGATTACAATGTCGCTATTGGTCAAGAAGTAGTTTGAGATTCCAACTGGAGATTACAATGTCGGGATGGGGAAGAAATCGAGGTGTCGAACTCGACAGGGAACATCATGATTTTTTCTTGGATTTTTTCTGATTCTTTTTCTCAGGAATCGCCCATTCTCCTTTCATCGGTTTTTCCATCTTCAACCAATAGTCGATATTCTGTTTTGATGCCCACTTCAACGAGAGCGACAAATCGACATTTCTCGATGTGCAATCACGGTGGAGTTTCTTCCAAAACTTCTCGGACTTCCGAGCCTTCCTTAGAAGTCGCTCAAGATTCCTGATTCTGTCCTTGCACTGAGGACAGCATTGATTCTGTTTGGCCGATGATTTCGACAATTCTTCTCGTTCCTTCTCGGAAGGATTTCTTATTCCATCGGTCATAGGTAGCCTCTATGTTCAGGTCGTGTCGGAGTTGAAGCATAATCCTTGTCCATTCTCCGACCTTAGACATGACTGTTTGCTCGCTTTGGTGGACTACGATTGGTGGAAGGTCATCATACCTCACACCAGTTGGTTCTTTGAGTTCGCCCCAGTCATCTCGGCGTTCTCTGACCATTGTTGGGAACGCAGGTCTTTCAACCAACATCCAATCTTGCTTATGCTCTGCAAAGGGAACGAAATAGTGCTTCTCCCAAACCATGAATGGCGGAACTGGACAGAGCCGTTCCCGATTGAATTGACCAGCAGTCACATCGACAATGAAGAACTCCGTTTCGACTACCACATGACCTTGATACCCACCCTCCTTCATACTGACCGTATCGTGTCCACACTCGGTCACATAGGGTGCAGGGCATCCCCTTGATTCAAGGTCGTCTAATTGAGCCTCGACTTCATCAGCCAACTCATCTCCCCCATTCCAATTTCCAACAACGACCTTGCCCATCTCGTTCCATAGGAAAACATCGGAACAGACGAGTTTGGAATTGAGATTGTGATGCTTCTTCAATAGCATCTTGAACACTTGAGATTCCTGAACACAAGAACCCACATTTGCATGGCCTGACATTTGGTGATAATTGAACAGAGATTGAAACACATCATTGATGGCTAATTTCTCATTCTCCTTCCTCTTGAAAGTGAGTTTCTTCTGTTTGAAATTAGCCATGATATTCAACTCCATCAACAGTGGTAGTTATGGCAGTTCAAACAGATGGCAAGTTGTATTCTCTCTGAACCAACCCAACCCCATCTCCAAGACAAAACCTTGCCTTGATTTGAGGCGCAATAACATCTCATATCCAAGATGCCTTTTTGCAACACGATTGGAGTGGTATTCTGAAATCTATTCCCCGTTGGAAGAAATGATTCTCCATCGAGATGAGTTTCTCTGAATTGGTTGTGGTTTCGGATTGGTTGGAGTGGTTTAGGGCGTGTCGAGGTCGACAGGTGAGAATCAAACAAATCATCGAATCCATCGTAGCCCAATTCGGATTGAACATCTGACATGAAATCGAAGAAAGTGTGCATCTCAGGAATCGCTTCTGTGTATTGAAGGAAACAACTTTTCCGATTTGAGTTTTTGATTACTGTCGATTGCTCTTTCCATACACGATATAGAGCATGGGTATTGATGATGTGTTTCGACTTAGTTCCAGTTGGAACATTGGTTTTGCTTTGACTTGCTTGAGAACCCAATGGGGAAGTAGCACTTTTGGAAAGCCATCTCGCTGTCTGTGGAGTCTTGAAATCGGGGTTGTTTCTATTCGCCCAAGCGAAGTCCAACCATTCTTCCATCTGCAACTGGAATTGGGTTTCTGCTTGCTTAGTCATACTCATTCTTTCACCTTCCTAATGGTTCGATAATGGCCGCAATAAAAAGCGTATGATTTGAAGGAGTAAATGCCTTTCTCCCACTTATTCAGGTCGTAGTCATTGGGAGGTCTGATTTTGCCCCACTTAGCACAGGTAGGACATTTCATTCTTCCTCGACCCCCGCAAAAAATGGATTGTCATAGACCCGAACATCATCCCAAACAATATCCTGAGATGGTATTCCATCAGGGCTGACGAATGATGCCGTGTCGTCATCGACACCCATCATCTTCGTGAGTATCGGAGAGTGGTCGCAACCGAGTTCCATCACAGACGAATCTCGCTGGAATGGAAGAACCATTATCTTCTTCGATTGAGGTTTTGTGAAGCAAATCCATTTGGCTGATGTATCAATATCAGTTGAGCAATAAACACCGCCCCAACTGCGCCTGATTCCCTCTCTCGTAATCGAGAAGAAGTTCTCGTATGGTGTGGCGTGATAGTAGGTAGTCAGACTCATTGATTCACTCTCCATACAGTGTAGCCCCAAATCACATTGGGGATTACTCCAGCGAGAACCTTCTGACGAAGCCACAGGGGAACTTCCCAGTCCTTCCAATCCGAATACCCAGCCTCAATCCAACAACACTTACACGCCCCGTCAGGACACAGTGGAAAACCTGAATACATTTCTTCACAAAGAATACAAGGTTCATGAAACGCCACACCGCATCTTCGGCAGACAATGATACCACCTGCAACCATAATGAGATTCCAGCCGAAGTCACACTGCGGGCAAACTCCATCGTATGCCTGTGAATGCACCTCTTGGATAAGTTGGCCGTTAAACTTGGTTGTTGGGCTACTCCAACTCATTCAGCAACACCCCCACCATCTTTGTATTGAACCCCATTGTGGATATTTTGTAAGATACACGCGCTCTTTGCTGGCGCATTGCATCGGTAGCACCAACTATTCATTCAGTCCACCAGCCAAGCGACTATCTCGCCGCAATACCATACATTGCCTTCTTCGTCTGTCCATACATCTTCAATTCCTGTTGTTTTTGTTGTCATTTTCTTTACCTCTTTTCGGTTCGCCGTTCCATTCGGCAAACGGTGCGAGGTGGTAGTTGCTTATCACCGTTTTGTTTTCTGACTATTGGAAATCTCTCAATACAATCCTTTTTCTTTTTGTGATTTGGGCAGGTTCGACTTCTTCCTTTTTGGACTCAGACAAACTCTGCTTGACGGCTTCTTTGTCTATCGACTTCGACAGGGGAAGCAGAACCCTTCGTCTGTATTCCTCTTGCCATGCTTTTTGCATACAGTCCTCACAGATTCGGGATGTTTCCAAATCGACATTTTCCACTTGCTCTCCGCAAAGAGTAGTGTCGCCAATTCGGAGATGGACTCGACTCATTCTTTCGCCTCGTAATCCTCATGTGTTTTGGGCAGACGATGTATTCTGCGCTGGGCGAGATTGTTGATGAGTCTGAATACTTCCTTTGCACCATCTTCAAATCGCTTTTTGGAATGTTTGTCATCAACCATCTGTTGCTCAAGGTCTTGGAGGTCAATATCATCCAACAAGTGCTGGAGGATTTCATATTCAACTTGGACTACCGACTTTGCTCTCATGTTCCTATGTAGGAAGCACACCGATATTAGTGTTCGATGAAAAATCACCAGTCATCAAGGCTGGTTGATGTATTCCACTTCGATACTTTCTCGACTCGTTTGAGGATGTCAAAAGTTTCTTTCTTGACATCATCGTGTCGGCCTCGATACTTCTTTGGTTTGCCAGCAGATTTCTTCCAAGCCTTGATTCGGATTTCTGCAATCTTGAGATATTCTTCTTCCATCTCGATTCCAATGAAATCAAATCCTTCAAGGATAGCACCGATTCCAGTTGAGCCACTACCCATGAATGGGTCGAGAACTGTTCCGTTTGGTGGAGTGATTAGTCGGCATAGATATCGCATCAAATCAACAGGCTTGACTGTTGGGTGAAAGTTCTCGTTTTGAGTTAAGCCAGCACTTCTCTCGCTCTTGGATGCCTTCGCTTGATAGAAGAATCGAGATGCACCACCCAACCCGTCAAAGATGCCGTTGGAATCACCTTTATTCTTTGATGATGTAGTCCATGCGTTTCCAGTTCCACCAGTGGTAGTTTTCTTCCTTGTTGCATTCATCATATTGCCGACATTTGGGGCTTGTTTATCCAGCATCCTACATGGGCAGTCAGGATTGGTGTGCGATATTGCCTTCGTTCCTTCCTTATCGCCCACGCCTTCATACGAAGAACTACCATCCCCAATCCTATCTCCGAATCCAGTGACTTTGGTTTTCGACCAATGACCCGAACTCTTGATTTCAGTTTCAACGGTTTCATCACAGATGCACTCAAAAATTACATTCGCAGGGAAGCGACCCTGATTTAAATTTGTTCTATCTATTCCCATTAACCCCGTTCCGTAAGAGTTTGATGAGCATTCTTTTCTGTTATTCCTACCCAACTCTATGTTTTCGTCGGTCGGAATCCGGCATTCGTCAATGTTTATCCCACCTGTTCCATGCTCAAGCACATTATCAGCAATTGTCTTTCCTGAGATTGGTTTTTGGGCGAGGCAGATTGGCTCGTTGGCTGGTTTGAGTTGAGTTCCCCAACCATTCCATTGTTCTGCTTCGGGTGTAGTGGGTTTAGTAATATCATATTCGCCACCCATTTTTGATGAGCCACCTTTGCTCATGTTGTAAGATACTGAATGTGATTCAGGTGCGCCACTACGACCCACGCCAACCACCTCTTGTTCAACACCTGCGGCTTTGTCTATCGCTTTGCTGATGTTCATTGATTTTGGAAATCCACTTCCATATAGCCATTGGATTTGGTCTTTCACAATGAACCCAGCATCCTCGATTTCAACTACCAGTCGATGATAGGTTCTCGTTCCACCGAATGCGAGTAAATGACCACCATCCTTCAACACCCGAAGGCACTGTTTCCAAATCTTCTTGTCAGGCACATCGTAATCCCACTTCTTGCCCATGAAAGATAATCCATACGGCGGGTCAGTGACGATTGAATCAACAGAATTGTCGGGGAGAGTTTTCAGAACATCATAACAATCTCCGAGATGAAGTTGCATAGTATCTAATCCGGCTATCCCACCATTATCAATAAGACGACATAAGTGGAAAAATTGACTCAGAAAAAATCGAAAATCGACTTGTCGGAGATAGGTTTTGAATCTCAGCCAAATCAAGGGGGTCATACTATTCCGAATCTGACTACAACATAGTCAAAAATCGCTCGTAATTTTTTCGGAGAGTGTGTTAGTGTGCGGGTCGGATGGATGGTGCTGGCGGTCATGGCGGGGGGTCATGACTTCCAAAGAATCAGACAGACACCCCCCCTTAGACACACACACAGTTTGCACCTCTATACTATGTGTGTCCCATACCCCCTGTCTGTTGAGTTAATTGTTTATTTTGTATTGATAGATGTAAGTAAAAGGTAGGAGAATAGAACAGAAAGTAAGAAGTCGAATCACTTGTCGAACCCGACAATGATGAGGACACTATTCACGAAAGCCCCGCATCGAGAACACCAACCCAACGGCTATCACAATTCCCTATCTGAAAATCCCCATCATTAAATCGACAATCTGACGGCTTGGTTGTGGAACTCCACCCCCAGCAGAAAAGCAAAGTCGTTCTATTCTTCTTCATCCATTTCGATGTCAATGATAGGGGGGGTATTCGCTTCCTTCTGAATGACAGTTCGGAACTGGTCGAGTGGGTCATAGCCAATGTTCACCTGCACCTGTGGCACAGCCTCCTGTGCGCCAGTGAACTTGTCCATTGACTCCTGTGCCTTCACCAGTCCACCGACCATGAACGACACCGAGTTGAGTTTGCT